ACAAGGATGATGACACACCAAGCACAGATCTCAACTCGGTGGCTGTAATTATACTTGGCATGTCATCTCCTTACTCCCATTAATGGATGCCTGAGATCGGGAGCAACCTCAGGCACTCAGTTAAATTAAGCTACTGATAATTTACGGAATGCTGCTGGGTAACGATTTACTGCGCAGACATAACCATAAAGACCGATTTCAACACGGCCGTTAGCAACGATATTTGCACGAATATCAAATGTTCCTGACTCGTGGAATCTCATAGCTGCTGATGGGTAAACTAATGCGTGCTTAACATTTGCATTATCACCTGTGTAGTTAGGATCTACAACTAGATCAAGTCCTGCGACTGTTCCATTTGTTGAACCTTGTGTAATTAAGCCAGCTGCGTTTTGTGGAGCTGCTGCTGCGAATAGTGGACGACCATCTGCAACTGCGCCAAGTAATCCAGCGAAGTCGATGCCATCCTCGCCACCTGAAGGAGCAACCATCAAGCGGTTAGGTGTGAAGCGCATAACGCCATAAGCATCTGCAATTCCATCAGCAATTGCTGCATAAATTGTTGATCCTGATGATCCTGCTGCTGCTTCTGATGCGATCTTAGCTGCATAAGCATCTGTCTTTTGTGCGTATGATGCAGCAAGTTCACGAATTAATAGATCCAAGAATGATGGGTCTGAACGATCAAGTAGTTCAACATTCACAACATTTGCACCAGCAAATTTTACGATTGTGTCCTCTTGGAATGTTACTGCTGTGTCTTGTGATGCAAACTCTACACCCTCAGCAGTTTGTCCTACGATTGCTTGATTTCCAAGCACTGGTGTAAACACCTTAAGACCGCTTGGTGGTAGTGGAGCGCGCTCGATTGAATCAATAAATGGACGAGATGAATCAATAACTCCGATTACATCGCGTAGGTAATTAGGTGGAACCATTCCTGTGTTCTCGCCTGTTGTTGCAATTTGTAATGCTGCAATTAAATCGCGTGCATCTGTATCGCCTTGAATAGCGCGGATTTGTGCTGCTGCATATTGTCCTGCTGTAACATTTGTATCTACGCGTGGCTTTGTGTAAGCCATGTAGTTTGCAGTTACAACTGGAGCTTGTGCCGCTTCTACCGCTTCGGTCGCGATAGGAGCTTCAGAATTAATTTCTGACACTTTGTCCTCCTGTGTTGTTGTTTCCTCGGCGGTTGCTTCGGAATTCTCTGGTGTTTCGCTCGCTGCAACCTCAGCGACTCTTGCGCTGTCAATTGCTGGATCTGTTACGAGTGAAACTTCTTGAAGTGTGCTTGATTTAATTCTTAGCACGCCTTCCTCATTTTTCCATTCATTAATTTTGACTCCAACAGAAAATCCATCGCGAAGCCCAGTAGCAGCTTCCTCTAATGCATCATCTGCTCTAAAAGTTTTGGCTAAACGAAATGTTGCTTCTAAACCTGAATCGGTAGCAATAATATCAATTAACTTACCTAAAGGCTTTGTTGTTTGATGCTCAAGTAATAATTTAACTGGCTTTGAGAAATCAATTGAATCTTTTTCAAATACAGTTAATCCTGCACTTGTTGATCCTTGCTCATCCCATGTAACGATCTTTCCTGAGATTGTGCGCTTATTTGTATCAGCAGCTGTTATCTCTATTGGGAAACTAATTTTCATCGTATTAGGTCTTCTTCCTCTTGGATTTGCTCAACGCTCATCGCGCCGATGCGGTTTAGGATTTCATAAACTTGCGCTCGCTCTAATGCTGAGCCACGCAAGAAATCATCAATATCAAATCGAACTTCCATGCCATTTGGCACGAAATCAGGCTGGCTTAATCTTTGTTCAATTGATGTAAGTATTGGGCGAAGTGAAAAGTCAATTAATGCTTTTCTTTCGGCTGTCATATTTGAATAAGTCATTGAAGTAGTTTCAGCAGATACGAATGAAGCAGGAATGCCTGAGGCTCTGCTAATTTCTAAAGCTAAGTATTGACGAGCTTCATTTAATTGAAGTTTAGCTGGATCAAAACCTAAAGCCTGTAATTCAACATCGGCATTTAAGAATGCAGTTGCTCTTGTTGATCTTGATATTCTCCATGACTCTAAAAGTTTTGTAATTCTTTCTGGTGTTAAATTTGTGCCATTTGATTTAAGAACCATTTGTGGCATTGGCTCTTTGGCATACATTTCAGCTGCTTTTTCTAATTCTGCTGCTGCTTTGATTGTGCGACCTGCTCGATTTAATATACCTTCATCTAATCCGTTAAATACAATTAGTGAACCTAAACCATAAGGCGGAACTCGCTTGCCATCAACTGTGTAATATTCAATCTCTGTTGAATTACCATTTAATGATGCAAATACTCTATTAGGCGCGATTCTTGTCCATGCTCTAATTCTTGAAGCATCTGTTGCTGCATAAGCATCCATAATCATTCCATAAGCAACGCCATACAATAATAAATCTTCAGCGATCCATGCGTATATTGCTGAACCTGCAACTCTTGGATCTGGTTGCATAATTACGCGATTTGGTCTTATGTGTTCATTTGTAAAATGATTATATTGTTCTAGCGGTAAAGATCCGACTGTTGAACAGATAATATTTCTTGCACGCGCTCCTGAAGGTATTGCCATGTATTGTTCACGCGTTGCAGTTGTTGTTCCAAATAAAATTCCGCCAACTAATTGTTGTGCGTTGTAAGGTGCAAGTGCAGCAGCTACATCAACTGAATTATCTGGTTGAGTTGCTCGAAATCTATCTAATAATCCCATTAGCATATAATATACCATAAAGTCAATATATTATGCTATTTGAATATCAACTTCCGTTTCTACCTGTGTTGCAAAATAGGTTGCTAAAGCAGATGCCACAGCTGCACAAACTGCGACTCTACTTGCTCTCCTACCGATGATCCATGACCCATCCCCATAGGGCAGTTTCGCAGCCGATAGTGTTTGCTGAGTCAATTCCTCTTGACCCCCATGCTGTAATCGATGGGAATTGATTGCGCCTAACCATCGATCGCACGATTCAGCATATATCGCCCCATCCATATCTGTAATGGGAATTCCAGCGGGAACTAACCGACTTGCGACGGCTTGTGCAGTCCTTTTGGAATAAGCGACAGTCTGAACATTATATTTTCTAACATAAGGTGCAATATCGTTTGCAACCGCTAAATCATTGATTGAATAATCATTCGACCATGTGTGCAGTAAAACTAAATTGAATTTCTCACCCGGAAGTTTTTGAGTAGCAGTAAGAGCTGCAAATTTACGATCCGGACTAAGATCTAATCCAAACCAAGTTGGCTTGTCAGGGTCTAATGGTATTGGGTCAGTTCTACACATTTCCCATTTCTGTGCATCAATAGCAGAATTGATTGTATCTACCCATTGGGCTAAAACTTCAGTTCTAACAATATCAGGTGGATCATTTATTACGGCACGAAGATTATCTGGGTGGATCGTTATGCCTAGTGATGGGTTGGCTTGAGCAAATGCAGGCCAGTTAATATCGCCAGTTGACGGATCTAGAATTGGCGCATCTGGTTCAGCACTCCACTCAAACCAACCAATCGGATCGTTGGTCGTAGCTGAAGCCAACGCCCTCTCGCGTAATTTGTTGAGGATTACAGAATGTTGATCTCCGGCTGAAGAATAGATCCATACCTGCGGATTCTTAGCAGCCATCATTGAATAACGCATTGATGACCAAGCATCTTCATCTTTATATTCTCTTAATTCATCCAAATGAATTGTTTCAGGTTTAGATAAACCTCTAGCTGCATTGTTAGCAGCCTTTACCACAAATCTCCTATTGCCTTTTAATTCAATTTCTTCTGCACCATGTTGCCATCGTATCTTTTTAACTTCACTTGCCAATTTGTCATTTTGCTCAATATGGGTAACTATCTGTCTAAAGGTTTCAAGTGATGTTGTAAGTCTATGAGCTGAGGCCAATTGCAGACCCTCATGCCAAACATACATTCCCGTCAAAATCCTGAGCATCATCAAAGTTGACTTACCCTGTTGTCTGGCCATGATTAGTCCAAGCTCAGAA